GTAGACTTCACCCTGATTGACTTGCCATTTGACGCAGAAGCGAAAATTCTCGGTCAAAAGACTACCGAAGCAGGCATTACCTATGTTGGTAATGACACTAACCCACCATACTGCGGCGTTCTTTTGGAAGCAGAAAGTTTGGCTGGGGACAGCGCATACTTAGGCTTCTTCCGCGGCAAGTTTGNCAAGGACAAAGAAACCTTGAATACACAAGATCCAGCTGACAAGAAGGCACCAGAAGGCGATAGCTATACGTTTACTGCGGCCGGTTCACCTGATGATGGTGATCAAAAAGGTGAGTACGTTGCTAAATATGTTGGGTCTGATGCAACAGCTATTAGCACGGTGAAAGCGCAGGTTTTAAAGGCAACCCCAAAACCGTAACGGTGTCTGGGGTATCTCTGACACCGGCAACAGCTAGTGTAAAGGTTGGAGCAACCACCGCATTGACGGCTACAGTTAGCCCAACGGATGCAACTGACAAGTCTGTTAGTTATGCATCCAGCAGCACAGCAGTCGCTACTGTCAACGCTAGTGGCCTTGTAACTGGTATTTCGGCTGGCTCTGCTACCGTCACTGTGACGACACACGACGGAAGCAAAACAGCAAGCACTGCGGTAACCGTAACTGCTGCTTAAAAATAAAATTGTCGCCTCAGAAATAAACAATGCTGATTGAATTCAGGGCGGCATCTAAAATAAGGAGATTTATCATGCTAAAACTTGATTTACGTAATAAAGATGGCAAGGTTGAGCACTTTCAAGAAACATTCGTGCCCGCCTTAAAACTGATCGAAGGCTTAAAACTAACTCCCGAGAACTTTCCTGATCTAGATGAATCAGATTGGATGGAAAAAAACGCAGAATTTATGGCTTCTTGTTTTGAAGACAAAAGCGTAACTAAGCAACGAATTTTAGACGGCGTTGCCGCTTGGGACTTCAACAAAGTATTTAACACCTTCAATCAGCAGCTTTTCGGGATTGACCCAAAAAAAGTGGCAGCGAGCGAATCAGCAGAAAAGAAGCATTAAATCAAATCTACAAAATGATTCGTTCGGTCGTTACAAACGTTCCGGGGTTCACGATCAATGACATTATGAAAACTGATTGGGAGACGCTACAAGAGGTGCTGCTGCAAAGTGAACCAGAAAAAGAAAAGGCAGTCTCACTTGCCGACTTTATCAAATCAATGTAGGAAGGAGGAAACAAATTGGCAGAACCATTAGGTCAAATGATGATCGAGCTTGGGCTTGATGATACCAAGTTCGGTAACGGTCTGAAGAACGCCAAGTCACAGTTGAAATATTTCGGGTCTGAGATGAAAGCTCAGGCCTCTTTTTATGACGCTTTTGGAAGTAAAGTAGACGGCTTAAGTGCTAAAGAACAAGGCTTGACCAAGATGATTGCTGCACAGTCAAAGGTTGTAGCTGAATCTAAGAAGGCGTACGACGGATCACTGACTTCAAAAGGCGAAATGACCAAAAGTTCGGCTAGACTTGCAGCTAATTTTGAAGCCGAACAAGCAAAACTTGCATCACTGGCTAAAGAGTACATCAATACCGCCAAAGCAGAAGCCGAAATGAGTGTTAAAACAACCGGTGTCACTGGTGCGATTAACAAGCTTGGTACGGCCCAGATAGCTATTGGCAATCGCATGAAGTCACTTGGCAAAACAATGACCAGCGCAATAAGCCTACCGATTGCTGCAGGGTTAGCTTACGCAACAAAAGCAGCAATCGATTTCGATGGACAAATACAGGCAATGGGTCCTTTACTGACAAACGGCGGGGCTATAACTGCCAAATATCGTGCGCAGATGGATCAGCTCGCTTCATCTTCGAAAAAATGGTCTGTCGAATATGGCGTTTCTACGCCAGCCATTAATGACGGCATGTCAGAAATGATTAAGCGCGGATACACTGCCGCTCAGACCATTGGTGCAATGCCGTCAGTGCTTAACGCCGCAAAAGCTTCCGGTGATGATTTTAATGACGTTATGCATGTTTCAACCTCTGTTCTCGAACAGTACGGGCTTAAGGTAAACTCGACTAATGGCATGTTGAAAAATACAAGCCGCGTTACGGATACGTTGACATATATTGCGAACGCTACTGCAGCAGGGTTCCAAGATATGGGCGAGGCAATGACGTATGTCGGGCCTTCTGCTCATGCTGCTGGTATTTCACTCGAAGAAACCGCGGCGGCAATCGGTATCATGAGCAACAAAGGTATTGAGGGCTCTGTTGCGGGCACTGCATTACGAGGCGCCTTGACAAGGCTGTTGAAGCCTTCAAAGCAAAATATAGAAGGATTCAATGAACTGGGAATTTCCGTAACGGATTTCAAAAAGGGCACATTAACTCTTCCAGAAATCATTGACAAAATTAAAACCAATACAAAGGGTTGGACTGATCAGCAACGTGCCTCAGCAGTTGCCTTGGCATTCGGTACTGAAGCACAAGCTGGCATGAATGCCTTAATTGGAGCGGGCGGTAATGAACTACGTGATTACACCAAAAAAGCAGAGAATGCTTCCGGGACAACGAAAAAGATTGCCGATCAACTAAATAATACCGATGCCGCTAAGGTGAAGAAGTTTCAGCAATCGCTCCATGTCCTTTCAATAGAAATTGGTGAGAAACTTTTGCCGGCATTTACGCCGCTTTTGGAAAAAGCGACCGATGTTGTTACTGCTTTCAGCAAGATGGACTCGAGCACCCAGCAATCAATTGTTAAGTGGGGTCTGCTTGTTGCGGCTCTCGGACCCGCAATTCGCATTTTCGGAAGTATGAACGTTGGCTTAGGCAAGCTATCGACCGGTGTGATTGGAGTAATTGCAAAAATAGCCGGATTGGGTGCGAAGTCGCAAGCAGCCAAGACGGTTATGGGTCAGTTAACAGATGTAACGGGTAATGTTGTAGGAACCTTGACGAAAGCTGGCGGTGCCGCAACCAATACAGGTGGCTTAATTGGAAATTTAGCCGGAAGAATGACTGTTGCCGCTGGTGAAACAGGCGTATTAGGAAGCGCATTGACTCCGTTAGGACTTGGAATGATAGCTGTAGCCGGTGCGGCAGCAATTGGTGTCGTTGCTTGGGAAGGCTTCGGCAAACAGATGGTTGAGTCTTCCAACCGTGCTTCGCGATGGGGATCTGACATCGGCAAAACGGCCGATACTGCGGCAACTGAAATGTCGCAATATCAAAGCAAAGTTGATGTTGCCATGTCTGGGGCATCCGGTTCTGTATCTAGCAATGCAAAGACTATTAATTCAGCATTCAGCGGTATGATTACATCTGCTCAAAAGGCAAGCAAGGCTCAGAAAAAGGCTGCTGATGATCTTGCAAGTAGTGTCGATTCGGTAACAGCAGCAGCAATTGAAGAAGAGGCTAGCAAAGAAGAAGCGGCTCGCAACAAAAGAATTGCGAAGATGAAGTCATATGCTAAAGAAGCACAGGACATCACGAAGAATTCCATCAACAGCAATATCTCTCTTAATGCAGAACAACGCGTTAAGATTGGCAATATTCAAGATGAAATGGCCGAAGCTCAGATTAAGACACTTGGATTAACGGCAAAACAGCAACGTCAAGTGCTTGCTGCTGAGCTAGTCGAAACCAGCAAGATGTCCACAAAGCAATTGTCATCAATGGCAAAGTCCATTGGTGATGCTTCGTACCAAGAGATGTCGAGCTATGAGCAAAGGCTTAAAAAAATTAATGGCGACACAAAAGTTTCAGCCGCTGTAAGAAATGCCGGCCTTGAAGCTCTTGAGAAAGAACACATTGCAACGATGGATAAGCTCGGCGGAGACTATATCAGAGTTGCTAAAGCACAAGGTAAGTCACATTCTGAAATCATTTCTGAGCTGACACAACAGTATGGATTTACTGCTACGCAAGCCGCTGAAGCGTGGGATACGTACAACAGTAGAACTAAGGCCGCAGCAGATCAAACTAAAAAAGCCGTCAGCGTCTCATTAGATGGCTTATCTGGCTCTGTCAAAAAGGCTGCCGAAAGTTGGAACAACCTGAAACTGACAGATAAAAATGGCAAAGTTAAAACCAATGCCGTTGAAGAGGTTCAAAAGGCCGTTAAAAGTGGCAAGACTTGGAATGCTATTCAGCTTTTGCTACGAGAAGGCAAAATGACAACAAACGCTCAAGACATGGTTGCAAAAGCCCTAGCTGCTAACAAGCAGTGGGACGATTTGAAGTGGATTGAGAATGATCTGCACTTGTCTTCAAATGCTAAAGAGCAAGTTGCAAGCGCCATGATTGCTAACAATCAGTGGAATGTCTCTGACTGGAAGGAAGCTCAGATATGGGCAACTAACAAAACCAATAGTGCAACAATTGAAGCTCTTGCAAACGTAGGCAAATGGGATAGCTTGACCCCAGCACAGCAGCAATTGATTGCGCAAGCTAAGACAGGTGCTGCGCTGAAACAAACATTGCAAGACTTGGGCTTATGGAATGACATGTCTGCGAAAGTTAGACAAGCAATTTTGAAAGCCATTGACGAATCTACGCAACCCGCTGCACAAGCTAAGCGAGCTGTTGATTCATTTGTTGAACAAACCAAAACATCTGTTTTGAAAACTATTTATGTTGAAGAACATGTCACGCAGGGGCGAGCTGGTGGCGGTTCAGCAAATATAGCAACACGAGCCAAAGGTGATTCTAATTTTGCCGGCGGCCTCGCGATGGTTAACGATCAAAAAGGGCCAACGTTCCGTGAAGCTATTTTCCATCCTAATGGTGGAATTGAGATTCCATTTGGTCGTAATGTGATTAAACCAATTGAAAAGCATGCTCAAATTGTCCCTGCCGGAATGACGGCTAGAATGTTTCCAAAATTGCCTCAATACGCCAATGGTAAAGACATTCCAGCAAATGCAACAGCACTTAGCCTAGCAAATCAAGTGACTCAATCATTGGTTGGTCAACAGCCAGTTAGTGTCAGCAATTCTTTAGATACAAAAAATCTTGAAAAGTTGCTTATGTCTATTCAGTCTATGATGTCGGCGCTGATGCAACGCGATACAACGATTGATATGGATGGACGTAAAGTTGCCGAAGTTCAATATCCGTACTTGTCTAAGATTCAAAGCATTCAAGCTCGTCGTTATAACAGAATAAGGGGTTATACGAATTGAAGAAAGAAATTGCAGTTAAATATGGAGATTTTGATTTGTCGCCGTACTTTATTGTTTCTAATGTGACGATGCCATTTCTATACAAAGACAATCAGTATACTCAAATAGGCCGATCAGATGGTGAAAGTCTGATTTATTCTCGTAATGCTAAAACAAAAATCACTATCCAAGGAACCATCTTGACTCAGGAAACGAACCTTACCGTGGCTGAAACTAAAGATGAATTAATTAATGCTTTGAAATCAGATACTGTTCAGCAGCTAACATTGTCAAACTATCCGGGAAGATATTTCAACGCTATTTTTGATGGAAGTCAGGACTTTGACGGTACTTTTGACTATATTGCCACGGTAGAACTAGTATTCACTGTTCCCGATGGCATCGCGCACTCGGTAGCCACGAAGACGGCTGACAACAAGGATCCTAAATGGAACGGTTCACCATTGAATTTGTTGGCAGGCACAAGTGATCAGGAGACAAGTGCAACAGTTGATCTCAATAATTGGAACGCCCCGAGTCAACACCCAAATATTTCAGTAACTTCTGGTCAAAAGTTTGCATATCAAATTTTTATAACAAATCATAATACCGTTGACTTGACTGCCGGTGTTGATGCTTTTTCAGGAAAAGCATGGAAAGCCACGTATGTGGGCAACGTCATTAAGGCTGGCACTTCTGGCTATTCATCTGTTACGTTCACGATTCCTTCGGGAACTGATAACATTGTTGCCAATGCTGCAAGACTTGTGGCACGAGTTACCACTGCAAAAACAACAGTTTACTGGCAAAAAGAAAAACTGGAAGTTAATACCTCTGTTTCACCGTGGTCGCCTAACCCAGCGGATCCTGAATACTATGCCGACACCATCACGGTACACAATGCTGGGACGTATCCATCTGAACCAGTTATCACGGCTACTATCAACGGTGATGACGGCGTATTAACTGCTATTAATGATCAGGGCAGTGTGCTACAGTTTGGATCTCCCGATGAGACTGATGGCTTTGTGAAGCAAAAGTCTGAACGCGTTTATCATCTCGATTTCAATCAGACGCCAACAGGGGTAACGCTCAATAATGGCGTTACGGCTTTTCCTTACTATGAGCATGGCAATGATGCCAACGTACAGTCGGGACCGTTTGGATATGCAAATGGTATTGCCTACCCGTCCACTGAACGAACCGCTTCCAATTACTGGAATGGGCCTTCAATGAGCGGCACCATTCCACCAAATTCAAATGGCTCTAACACGGCTAATTTTCAGTTTGTCAATCGTGTCAATGTTGATACGAGCGGCCCTGAAGTCGGTCGGTTTGAGTTCAATTTAACGTATCAAGGCAAGATAGTTGCCTCACTCGCATTGTTTGATGACAGCCCAGCAAATGACCAGCTTGTCTTTTCGGGAACCCTTTTTGACGGTAAGGATGCCAAAATGGTTTTCTTTGATCTGTTGCCACGAAATTACTATCGTGGGGGCAACTACAATGCCGTGATAACTAAAGTGGACAATTGGTTAACCTTCCGTTTGGATCGTCTTGATTTAGGTGATGGTGGTATTGAGCCAGTTGATATAGGAGGATTCCCGGCCATGCTAATTGATGGCTGGACGGCTTGGTTCCCCGGATTCTCCGATCAACGTGGTTGGTCCATTAACTGGCAAGACAGCTATTTCGAATGGATCAACGTTGACTACTGGAACGACATTCCTAACCGGTTCAAAGATGGAGATGTCGTGAAAATCGATGTTGCTAATCGGCGTGTCCTTGTTAATGGCTTTGAAGATCGAACACTGCAGGCAATTGGCAATGATTGGGGCGGGTTCAAGATTCATCCCGGCAATAACACGATTCGCCTGCTTACTTCAAATTGGGCAAAACGGTGTGAGGCCGAAATTGCATGGCAGGAGGCGTGGCTATGAAAGATTTTTACTTTACTGACCGAGCATGGCACTTGCTCGGTATTGCAACTGCTGGCGGTGGTGGGAAAATCCACATTGTCGATGATACTGATGATCAGCTTATCTCAGCAGGCGCTCGCACCTATTCTGGTACCATTCGGTTCACTCCTGAACTATCGTCCAAGGTTCAAGCAATGGCAGCACGTGGCAATTACATTTTGTATATGGATGAGCGCAATAAAGCAGTCTTTATGACAATTATGGAATCAAGCCATGATCCACTTGCTGGCGAGGAGACATTCACTGCTGAAGATGCTGGTATTGATTTGATTAACGAGACCGTTGGTCCCTATAAAGCTCCACAAGCAATGGGCATCGCCGATTATATTAAGCTGTTCACGAATGACTCAGGTTTTGAAATCGGTCTTAACGAGATCCCTAATTTGAAGCGAACGCTTGAATGGACTGACGAGTCTGACACAACGTTAAATCGCATTCTATCTGTTGCGACTCAGTTTGATAATGCTGAACTAGGCTTTAGCTTCGATGTGTCTGGAACAACGGTTGTGCGCCGCGTAATCAACATTCATAAGCGCATTGGTGCTGATAGAAATATCACGCTGTATGTGGATAAAGACATCAATAAGATTGTGACGTCCGGCAGTATTTATGATCTCTATACGGCCGTCACACCGACAGGTGGTACGCCTGAAAGCAAAGATGGCGAGACCACTGATCAACAGCCAATCACACTTGAAGGTTATCAGTGGACAGATCCCGATGGTCGTTACGTATTAACAAAAGAGGGAGTTTTGCTAGATCCGGTAGCCAACCAAACATGGAGCAGGCTTTTAGCCAAAGGTGGTTCGCCGAGTGTCAATGCAGCGTATATCAATCGTGTTGTCACTTATACGGCTACTTCGCAAGCGACTTTGCTTCAATCTGCACTCTCTGATCTTAAGGCTCACAATCATGAAGCAGTCAATTATGAGACTGACATTGCTGTGCTGCCACAAAATATCAACATTGGTGACACAATTCATTTAGCTGACGAGGATGAACACTTGTATCTGTCGGCTCGCTTGCTCGAGCTCAAATCAAGCTATTCCATGGACACACACACAGCAACATTGGGAGACTACCTCATTGAGCATGATCAGGTAGCAGCCCAATATCGGCAACTTGCTGAGCAGATCAAAAATTTGCCTAAAACGGTTCAATACTATCCATGGATTCGCTATGCCGATGATGACAAGGGCACTAACATGTCAGCTTTCCCAACTGATAAGAAATACATGGCATTCAGGTACAGCAACAAGTCATCCGTGCCAAGTGACAATCCGGCTGATTACGCCGGCAAGTGGGCATTGATTAAGGGCGCTGATGGTGCTGATGGTGTTCCCGGTGCAAAGGGTGCAGATGGCCGTACAAGCTATTTTCACACCGCTTGGGCGAATGATGTAAGCGGTCAAAGTGGGTTCACGGTATCCGGTGGTGATGGCAAAAAGTATATTGGCACGTATAGCGACTTCACACAGGCAGACAGCACTAATCCGGCTGATTACAACTGGGCGCTTTTTAAAGGTGAAGACGGTGATGTGGGACCCAAAGGTGATCAAGGTTTGCCCGGTGCCAAGGGTGCCGATGGTCGTACTGCCTATACTCACTTTGCTTACGCAAATAGTCAAGATGGGAAGACCGACTTTTCAACAACTGATTCTAATCGCAAGTACATTGGTTTCTACAGCGACTTCACATCTGGCGACAGCACGAATCCAAGCGACTATAACTGGTCGCTAATCAAGGGCGCTGATGGTGCGAATGGTAAAGATGGGGTGCCGGGTAAAGCAGGTGCCGATGGCAAGACATCGTACTTCCATATTGCCTATGCCGATAGCAGTGACGGTAAAACGAACTTTTCGCTGGATACTCCGGGTTCTAGAAAATACATCGGTAGTTATACAGACTTCACGCAAGCCGATAGCACAAATCCAGAACTTTATTCTTGGCAATTGGTACAAGGGCCAAAAGGTGAAGATGGTGCTGATGGTGTGCCGGGCCCTAAGGGAGCTGATGGCAAAACTAGCTACTTTCATACAGCCTATGCTAACAGCATTGATGGGAAACAAGGCTTTTCAACCACAGATGGCAATGGTAAGTCTTATTTCGGCCAATATGTTGACCAGAACCAAGCGGATAGTACCGACCCAACTAAATACTCATGGGCATTGTTCAAAGGTACTGATGGTCGTGACGGCAAAGATGGCAGTGATAATGTGCCAGTCATTACTGTTGGTGCAGCGTATCCATCAGGTCCCAAAAAGGGGGATATGCATTGGCTGACTGATAGCAGCGGTGTTGTAACGGGATATTATACCTATGATGGGACTAAATGGAACCCTTATAAAATCGACGCTAAGATTCTTTCGGCAGAAACATTTAACGGCATGACCTTCAACGGGGTTACATTTACCGGGTCTAAGTTCATTTCTTCATTTAAAGGTGTCAAACCCGATGGCGTTGCTGACTATACCGTCCACGGGACAACCACAATGGCCGATGGCAAGATCGTCACAGATACGTATTCGGATACTGACAACAGTCAGGTGACGCATACCGAACTCAGCCAATTTGGCTTGCTAAGTCAAATTTATAACAAAGGCACGCTGATGGATAGTGCGCAACTATCGTTAGGTATGTTAACGCTAAGCGGCAACTATCAAACTGCCAGTAACAAGCCGTTGGAGTGGATCACCAGCAGCTTAGATGCTTTAAGAGTCTTGCAATTAACAAATAATAACTTGCTTGTTTGGCATGGCGCTTTCTATCCGCAATCTGGAGATACTGCAACAATATCGACGCCACTTTCAAAGACTTTATCTGGATGGTTAATTGCATGGAGCTATTATCAAAACGGATCACCAACGTATAACAACTATGCGTTCACGCTGTTACCAAAGGCCGCTTTGATTTATAACACGACTGGTGCTAACTATTTAAGAGTGACCTTCACAATGAAGGATGTTGGAACCATCTTCAAAGTTCTGTGGTATGACGACACACATATTGTTGGCACGGCTGAGAACAATACGGGCTCGTTATCAAAGGCGGTTATGACTGAGGTATACGCAGTTTAGGAGGCTGTTATGGAAGCTGACAAAGTAAAAGCAATTTTTAACACTGATGAAGATGGCTATATCACTGGCTACCAGCAGGAGTTTTGGGACGGCAGTCAGTGGCAAACGCCATTCGATGATGAGAAAGCCATTCTGATTGCACCGGAAGAACTGAAAAAGATTGCCATTGGCGCCTCAAAGCTGGCTGATGACGGTACTGTTGTAATAGATACCGATAAGCAAGCAGCGCTAGAAAAAGCGGCTAATCAAGTGACACCGACCGGAGAACAGATGCTACTCGCAAATTTAACTCTTGAAGTAGCACAGCTGAAGGCGGCGAAATCAAGTGACTAATTATGATCAGTGTGCACTACTTTACAGTTGGGGGATTGATTTAACACCTTATGTACCGGTAATGATCACTCCAGATCAATACAAGCAAATTACAGGCAGTGACTATGTCGCCAGCAAAAGCTAGCGGCTATTTTTATGGAATGGAAGTGGAACAATGTGGATTTATTTATAAAGTTGGGTGGAGCGGGGCTGGTCTCTGGTTTGCTGATGTGGTGGATCAAAATTTTGTATGGTAAATGGCAAGACAACAAGAAGGAACGGCTAAACGAGGTTGCCGCAAATGAACTAGACCGTAAAAAGGAAGCAGAAGCTTTGCAGGATTCGGTTGAATTGCTCAAAACAGCGATGGTCGGGTTACAACATCACGACTTATACAAGACGTGCCAGACATATTTAGATCGTGGCTATGTCAGCACAGCGGATCTAAATGACCTAGACTACTTGTTCAAGCCTTATAAGGCACTTGGTGGAAATGGAACCGGTGAGCTCTTGTATAACCGAGTTCACGATCTTGAAATAAGAAAGGAAGATACAAATGAATAATTGGACAGATCTTGTAGTATCACTTGCAGTAGCAGCAATCCCAATCATTGGGGCTTGGATCTCAAAACAATTGCTGGCTAACAAACAGGCACTCACTTTGGTAAAGGTATTAGGCCCATTGGCAAACGCAGCGGTAACAGCGGCAGAACAGCTCGGTGTGACACAGGCGATTGACGGCGCGGTTAAGAAATCGACTGCTATTCAGGCTGCGAAAGACGGCTTAAAATCGCTTGGCTTCACCAGCACAGACGAGCAGACAATTGCCAACGCAGTTGAGAAAGCCTATGCGGATTTGAAAGACAGCCTAGCAGAAACCTATCCGCAAAAGACAGTTGATCAGGAAGCATCTAATCAAGACAAGGTAGCTGCCGCAGCTCAGGCGGCCGCAGATGCAGTTAAGGCTCAACTGGCACCGGCATCTGTTGCTCCACAGCAATAAGGAGGGCACAAGATGGCAGATTTCATTGCATCAATGATTGCGGGCATAATTACGCTTACCATTTGTGCATTTGCGCTTTATGCGTCCATAATATCTTTCCCGTTGCTTGACTACTTCAAATCGTTTGGCGTATTTGGCATTGTGATATCGTCCGCAGGCATTATATTATCATTTACCGCTATGATTTTTGCCTGTCGCGAATTCTTTTCTGAATGAAAGAGGAAATCAAAACCATGAAATTTAAAACTAAACTCATCACTTTGGTAGTCGCCTTTTTGGCGGCTATTTCTTTTGCCCTGCCAGCGCAGGTAAATGCGGCCAAGGGAGATCAGGGACCTGATTGGTCAAAGTATCAGGGATCAAGTGGACGATATGGAACAGATCAAGACAAGTTCATCATCGCTCAGATTGGCGGTACTTACGGTGGTACTTACATCGATCAGTGGACGTACGATAGCCAAATTGCCAGTGCAAAGGCAGCAAGAAAACGTGTGCATAGCTACATCTGGTATGGCGTTGGTGGAAGTAGCAAGTTGGGGTTAGAAGCACTTGACCGTTATATGCCTCGTATCAAAGCGCAGACACCAAAGGGAAGCATCGTTGCTTTGGACTACGAAGATGGTGCTTCTGGCAATATGGCAGCTAATACGGATGCAATTTTAGCTGGCATGCGGCGCATTCAAGCTGAGGGTTACACACCGATGTATTACAGTTACAAGCCATATACATTGGCACACGTCGATTATCAGCGTATTCTGAAAGAATTTCCTAACAGCCTTTGGATTGCTGCTTACCGTGATTATCTGCCAACTACCAAACCAGACTACGGTTATTTCCCAAGTATGGATGGGGTAGCTATTTGGCAGTACACGAGCGCATTTGGGCTGTCGCAAGGCCTCGACGGTAACGTCGATTTGCTAGGCGTCACCGATAATGGCTACTCGAAGCAACCAGTAACACCTATCACCCCAGCACCAAGCCAGCCAGCGAAATCAAATGCATCCACTGATTCCGACTATGCGCAAACTGGTGTTTTCAAGCCGTCCGCGACTGTTAACATCCGCACTGGTGCCGGCACCGGCTATGCATCCGTTGGTAGCTATGCACCCGGTGAAAGTGTGATTTATGATCACGTGTATATCCGTGGCACATATGTTTGGGCGCGTTATCTCAGCTACTCAGGCATGTATCATTATGTTGCCTTGGGCGTAAATGGTGGTGAGAGCTATGGTTCGCGCAGTTCAAATGCGCAAACCTATTCGCACACGTATTATACAGTCCGCTCTGGTGACAGCTTCTGGAGCATTGCTAACAAGTACGGCATTAGCATGTACACACTCGCTGCCAACAATGGCAAGTCAATCTATAGCCTGATCTACCCTGGCGAAAGCCTGTACATCAGGTAACAAAAAAGTCCTCTGCTCGCTAACGCGGGTGGAGGGCTTATTTTTGGATGAAACAGTTGTTTAACATTAAACTAAAAGTTATCATTGTGTTAAGAGTACTTGAGGAACGAGGAATTGATTTGATAATTGATGACGCAGAGGTCAAGGACCATAGCTTCCATGAAGCTGTGGACCCGTTGGAAGAATCGCAGTATTTCAATTTCAGACAAGATGCTAATGTGGTGTATCAAGCGCTGTCGACTTTAGAAATTATACCAAACCAAAAAATTAGCATGTTAGTTGATATGTGGCCCTGTCAGTCTTTATCAATACCCGTTGTAATGTACTCACCCAAAAAGCAGAAATGCGACAGAATAAATTTTGAACTTGTTAAGCCCCTCAAAGACAATTATGGACGTTCCGTTTTTGAATTTAGAGCTAAGCTGTCCATGACGGAGTTGCGCAGTATTTCATTTATAATGAAGAAAGTGGACGATTGTCTATTTTTAATGACCTATACATTTCACAAGCAAAGGTTTGAGAACGGAACACCCGTGGAACCTAAAAATACTGAATTCGATGTTTTCTCTGGATCTGAAACTAACGTTTTTTTAAAAAGGGCTATTTCTGACTTTTCAAAAGAAGACATATTGAGCCACTTTTTATAGCGGAGGCTAATCTGAATGAATCTTAAAGATGCTATTCATAAGCATATGGAAATAGAAAATGATATTGCGCCATTTTCTGTTAAGCTACGATCAGAAATTGTTTGGTCATTTGTTTCATCAGGGCTTTCAGATAAGGACGTTGTTCAAGCGTTCCATTTGACAGATCATAAGTGGAATATGATGCTATACGGATCTACTGAAATACCAAATAAGGAATATCAGCTAGTTCTTAATTTTCTAAATAATCCGAAAGGCTTTTATGCAGGTAGAGGTCTTCCCATTTATGCTCAATTAATAAAGAAAAATAATAGTGGCATGCAGTACGGTGGGATTGATGAAAGCAATTTAACGTATAAAGAACGGCATAATAGTCAGGCTTCGTCTATTTTGGCTCAGTTTCATTCCTCTCCCTCTGATATGTTGAGCTGGAGTTTGGCAAAAGATGAGGCTGAATTTAAAGGAAACAATGAAGATACTGATGATTCAATAGAGTTGAACCGCACAATATCTGTTGAATGTTAAGGAGTATTTTAATGACTGATAAAACGCGCATCGATGTACTAAGCTCTAAACTACTTTTTCTGCATTACACTCCGTTAACTATATTTACAAGTTCCTATCTTGAAGGGGCCTATCCAGAGTTAAAAGCCGTACAATTCAAAAGTGAGCTTCCAAATATTAATGGTCAAAACATAAGCGTTAGTTTCGGCAAGACAGGTTTTTTGGATTTGGCTAAAGCCAACAAAGAAAGCGAAAACACAGGGGTTAAGGTTCGGCTGTCTACATCTGGTTTCATTATTGAAAAAATAGCCGAAAATGTATTTACGGCTGGCATTAGAGTTCGCTTAGGGTTTGAGTATGAATCAAAAGAAGATGCTCTAGAATTTATAAAAAATAGTACGCAGCCTTTTGCTGTTCCAGTGCTAAATAAGCTCAGCTTTATTAGATCGAGTATTACTTCCGCTACCATGCCGTTCCCCCTTGTTGATGACTTAGCGTCAGAGCTTTTCAAAGGAAATGCTGAAATCGAACGCGGATGA